TCTTCTACAATTTTATTGATTTCTTTATCTGCTTCAATACGCTCTAACTCAATACTTTTTCCACGTAGTTGCATCACAGTTTCTACTTTTTGGTTAAGTCGTATAAGGTCATTATCAAGCATCCGAATACGATCAATAAGAGCAATAAGTGTACCATTGGCTTGTCCTATAACAGGTTTGATTTCTGTAGTTACCCACTTCCACACGAAATAGACAAAATACCCCATGCCGCCTGCGGCCACAATGGGGAACCCATATTTGTTAACTAATTCTACTGGATCCATGTCACTCCACTTTTCTTTCTAATTCAGCTACTCGTGCTGTTAATTCTTTAATAGCCGCAAATGCTAGAGCTACTAATTTTTCATAATCAACTGCTAGAGATCCGTCAGTGCGTGTTCTTACAGCCAACGGGAACGCTTTTTCAACATCTTGAGCAATAACACCAAAGTCTGTTTTTCTTTGGAAATATTCATGCTCACCGCCATGATCTCGGAGATAGTCTTGTGTCCAACTAAATGTCTTACCACCAATACTATTAACTTTATTTAAAGCTCCTTGAATGTCTTGAACATTTTCTTTGAATTTACGATCTGAACTGTAAAAACCTATGATGTTACCTTCAGCAGTAATCTGTCCGTTGGCATAAGTTGGGGTATGTACAATGCCCACATAAATGGATGCGGGTTGAATATCACCACCTGGAGTAATACCTCCCACAGATCCAGTATAACCAATTGGGCCTTGTGGTCCTGCCGTTGTGCTGGCACTTCCGGTATACCCAAGTGCTGCATACGCACCATTACTACCTGTATAACCTAATCCACCGTTGGCGCCCACACTTCCAGTATAACCTTGTGTGCCAACACCAGCGGTACCTTGACTACCCGCATATCCAACAGATCCACTATAGCCCAAAGGTCCTTGACTACCGCTGTAACCATTTAGTCCTTGGCCACCAATACTGCCAGTGTAGCCTTGTGGGCCAATACTACCACTATAGCCCAAAGGTCCTTGTGGCCCAGCCACACCTGCTGATCCTGTATAGCCCACGCTGCCAGTATATCCATTGCTGCCTGAATATCCAAATCCGCCTGTGGATCCCGTATAACCTACCGATCCGTTATATCCTGGACTGCCCAGTGCTGAACTACCTGTGAATCCAGCACTACCAGTATAACCAAATGGTCCTGATGTGCCGCTGGAACCCCAATAACCTGCTGATCCCGTAAATCCAGTACTACCAGTATATCCTCCTACACCGCTAGTACCAGCACTACCCGCATACCCTATATCGCCAATACTACCGTCATAGCCAGCACTACCAGTATAACCTGGAGAACCAGCACCGCCCACTAATCCAGAACTTCCTGTGTAGCCTGCGCTACCTGTAAAACCACCACTACCTGTATAGCCAGGAGCTGTACTTGCTGATCCAGCGTAACCTTGTGATCCAGCATATCCTTGGCTACCATCAAACCCTCTAGGTCCAAGTACTGCGCCGACGTTTAAGAATCCATTGTAGTAATCACCAGGAGCAGGACCTGCTGTGCCAGTACCGCCGTTGTATACCCATAAGTCACCAGTGTCTAAGGCAATGTAGGAATCACCGTTGCTACCGCCACCTGGCAATCCCAAATATGTGGCCACTGTGCCTTTAATATTAAACGAAGTACCTTGGCTACCAGCATATCCAACGCTACCCCAATATCCAGCTGATCCAGCGTAACCTTGACTACCAGTGTAGCCTAATCCGCCCGTACTACCTGAGCTACCAGTGTAGCCCTGTGGGCCCTGTGGGCCAACACTACCTGAGTAACCAAGACTACCTGTATAGCCTGTTGGTCCAGAGATATTGCCTGAATAGATCCAAGCACTACCGTTCCACACCCATAAACTTCCGTTGGCATCCTGGCCAGTACCAGGAGTTATACTATTGTAAATGATATAGGCATCGCCTTGCGTATTTCCAAAAGCTGGCAAATTAGTATGATTCGATACGCTGCCTTTGAAATTAATACTATTACCTTGACTACCGGTATATCCTACACTACCTGTATAACCAACACTACCAGCATATCCCTGAGGGCCAATGCTACCTGCAAATCCAATACTGCCAGTATACCCTGTTACTGTACTAGCTGATCCAGTATAACCTGAACTGCCAGCATAACCTTGACTACCAGTATAGCCAACTGATCCAGCATAGCCTTGACTGCCGGTATATCCTTGCGGGCCTTGTGGACCTTGAATTGGTCCAACATCAACCCATCCGCTATTACTATGGGCACCGCCGTAGACCCATAAATGGCCAGTTGTGGTATCTAAATATCCGTCGCCTATCGTGGTATCACCTGTGGCTACCAATAAGTAAACTGCTGTACCTGGTGTCGATGAGTTACCTGTGGATCCATTACTGGTAATTGTGCCTTTGAGTGAAAGACCTGTGCCTTGGCTACCGTCATAGCCTTGACTGCCAACGTAGCCCTGTGGACCAACACTGCCAGTATATCCAACACTACCAGTGTATCCCAAACTACCACTATAACCCAAACTACCTGCGTAGCCTTGACTGCCAGAATATCCAACTGATCCAGTATACCCCACACTACCACTATACCCTAAACTACCTGTATAACCTGTGTTACCAATTGAGCCTGTATAACCTGTAAAGCCGCGACTGCCAGTATATCCTAATAGCCCTTGACTACCAGCATAACCCTGTGAACCAAAATATCCTCCAAGTCCCACGCTACCTGTAAAGCCAATACTACCTATGCTACCATCATAACCTCTACTGCCAGTAAACCCTTGTATACCCTGGCTGCCTGCGTAGCCTGAATTCGGAGTATTGCCCACTGTGACTTCGTAGGTTGTTGTATTATAGTATAAAATAGTGCCTGGTAAAGTGCCTGTTAATCTAACAGGTGTTATGTAGGTACTGCTGGTTTGATTAGCAATACCGTCTACTTCATTACCTGTGGCATTGATAATAATAGTATTGGCAGCTTGAGTATTTGATGAGGCAAAACCTGCTTTTTGTCCAATCGCTATTGAATTAGCACCTTGACCATACAATCCTGCATTAGTGCCAATAGCAATTGCAAATGCGCCTTGACTATTATTTCCTGCGTTTAGACCAATTGCTATAGCATCAGCACCTTGATTTCCAGCTCCTGAGGTGGCACCAATAGCAATGGCGTCAGCACCTTGACCAAAGGAGCCCGCGTCGGTACCAATACTAATAGCTCCACCACCCTGTGCGCCTGCTCCAGCCGCTTGTCCAATAGCAATAGCCCATTGCCCTTGCCCTTGGCTTCCAGCATATCCACCAATTGCTATGGCCTCTGGAGCTTGACTATTCAGTCCCGCAAATAGTCCAATCGCAATAGCACCAATACCTTGATTATTTTCTCCCGCGCTAGCACCGACAGCTATAGCAGAATTGGCCTGACTAGTCTGACCAGCATACTGCCCAACAGCTATAGAACTGCTACCTTGACCAGATTGTCCCGCATTTGCTCCTACAGCTACAGAACTGTTACCTTGACTGGTCAGTCCTGCACTTGCTCCTACAGCTACAGAATTATTGCCTTGTCCAACATTACCTGCTTGAACACCAACAGCAACAGAACTGGCACTTTGACTGGTTTGGCCAGCATCTGTACCAATAGCAATAGAACTGCTGCCTTGGTTGGTATCGCCAGCGCCTGTACCAATAGCAACTGCATTGCCTCCTTGGGAACTTGATGCCGCATTGCCTATGGCAATGGCGTTGGCGCCTTGATTACCATTTATAGCCGCTGTGGTACCGATAGCAACTGCATCAGCACCTTGGGTAATTAAACTTTGTGTGATATTAACGGCATTGCCGTTGTTGGCTTGGAAATATAAACTGGCAAGTCCGCTAGAATTTACCAGTTCTATAAATCCACCAGATACAATATTTTTAGCAACACCAACACCGCCAGCAACTATCAATGCTCCTGAATTGGTACCAACTGTGTTGGTTGGACTGGTTAATTTTAATATGGGGCTAGTTAATGTGCCTGTATTAGGAGCAAAACTCAATCCAGCATAAATGCCTGGGCTAGCATATACTCCAGGAGCAACAAACATGCCAGGATAAACAGTTGAACTTGATGCTGTGATTGTGCCAACAAAAACTGTGCCTGCTTGGCCAGAATATGCTGGAATAATACTGGCTGTGCTGATCCATGTAGCTGTATTGCCTGGACCATACTGTAGTAGATATCCAGCAGTGCCTGGAGCAATAAACGCAGTGGCGCTGGTTGCTGATTGAATAGGAATAGCACCTGCTACTCCACCTGCTAGGTTAGTAGCATAAACTGATTGTGGTGCCGCGCTGCCTGTGTACCCAATTGGTCCTTGAACACCAGCACTGCCCGCATAGCCCTGTGGACCGGCTGGTCCTGGAGTGGTGCTGGCTGAACCTGTATATCCAGCACTGCCTGAGTAGCCTTTGCTACCAGCATAGCCCTGTGGTCCCTGTGGGCCCACACTACCTGTATACCCTTGACTACCTGTGTAGCCCTGACTACCAGTATAACCTTGTGGACCTTGTGGCCCAACACTACCTGTGTAGCCTAAACTTCCCGAATAACCTTGGCTGCCAGTAAATCCAATTGGACCCTGTGGTCCTTGCGGACCAGCTGGACCTTGTGTTTGTAATAAGGAAACTACCTGTGGGGTAGTAAGTGTTTGTTCAACTGACTGATCTTCAACAATGAATAGGGTGGTCCCTGTTGTCGGGTTGGTCAGCTGTGGTAAATTTTGAAGATCTTGACGGCTCATTGTATGGGTTACCTAAGTATAATTAATATTTATACGAATCGTTATATTAGGTTTCCTCCCGTGGAAAACGTCGAATAAACTTTTCCAGCTCGTCTATTTTGGTTAATTGTGTACGGCCATTGACAACATCCACCTTGAAGTAGTCCCCGCGCTTCCAGCCCAATCGTTCAAGGTCAAGTTCTTCATCTAATACGACTTTGTCTGGAGTCATATCCAAATCATAATCTATGTATTTCATGATTAGTCCTTTCGTTGATCTGACTGTTCAGCTCTAGAAATACGATCGTAATCTGGCGCTAGCCCCAATGCGTGACTGACTTTGACATCTAATCTAATCACTTGGTTATTCATGGTGTCAACTCTGCTGTCTAATCCTTTGATAATGCCACCCATACCATTCACACTGGATGTCACCCCAGCAAGAATAAATTTCAGTGTAAGAAAAACAAAGTATCCTGCTGCAAATGCAGCCGCGATGGGAAAGCCTAATTCGGCTACTATTTTGAAAAAATCCATAGAGTTGCTCCTAGTGTGTAGGGGTAGTGCAATGTTATTTAATACATAGATAATTACCAAAATATATACAGTTAATTGACATGCCCTTAAATATGTGCTAATATAATTCAACTATTCTAAGAAGGTGACCATGTCAAGAAAATTAACAATCGTAGCAAGAACTTGCGGAAGGGTATTTGCTATACACGGCAGTAGATATATCCAAAAATCCAAACCAGAACTTATTAATATCTGTATCAGCAGTTTGGTAGAAAGTATCAATAATGTATATGAGCATGATATTGAACTTTATGTTTTAGATGATCACAGCGCACCTGAATGTGTTGAAGATATTAAAACAATTTTGAATAAGTGTAAATTTCCCACACAATTTATACCTGTAGAAGATGGCACTGGTGCTAGCCATACCTGCTATAAAGTCTATGAATTGGTAGAACAAAAAGCCACTGATTTGTGGTATCATGTGGAGGACGACTATGTACACTATCCCTCAGCTATCAGTGACATGATTGAAACTATTGATCAGTTTGAAGAAAACACAGGCAACATGATTGCCATTAACCCACATGACGACCCCCATCGTTATATCCACCAAATTTATGACAGCATCATATTGTTTGGACCCATGCGACACTATCGCACAGTAAAGCACAGCACATACACCTGTATGGCGTCAAAGGCTATCTATGACACATATCGTGATTGGTTCCAAATGTCTGCTGAATGGATTCTAAGAAAAGGCGAAGACGAGCATATTAATCAAGTATGGCATCAACCCGACGTCATGATGTTTAGCCCTATCCCTAGTGTAGCACTACACTTGAGCGATGAAAGTAGCAGAGACCCCTACATTGATGTAGATCAACTGATAGAAAACACCCCCCAACTTTGGAAAACCAACAATGAATAATTATCTACACTCAGGCAGTTTTGGCGATACTATCTATGCGTTAAATGTTATCAAATTACTAGGCGGTAATTTATTTGTCCAACTTGACGGTATGGACGGTATCAGTCGTGAAGTTTGGGGTAGTCCAGACAGTGGTGATCATAAAGGACGTTACACACAGCAAGATTTAGACTTTCTATTTCCCTTGTTAGAAAAGCAGGACTATATCAATCAAGTCTCTGTGTGGAACAATGAAGCGATTGATCACGACCTACGCTATCACTATAATTTCTGGGCAGACAAATATGCTCGCAACGGACGTGTGGAAAATTGGCAGGGTAATAATACTGAAGTCTACGGATTGGTTTGTGGAGTAGACATTGCGGAACACCGTAAACACTTCTTAGTTGATCCTTGGCTGGTCAATGTTGAACCAGTGCGTATTCCAGGCAAACCCATTATTATCAATCGTACCCCACGTCACACACGCAGAGAAGCGTTTGGCATGACACCATTCCATGAGCAGTGGGACTATTGGATCAAAAACGAATACTTGGAAGACATGGCAGTGTTTGTTGGCACACAAAAAGAACATGATACATTCTGTGAATTGTACAAGTGTAATGTAGGCTACAGGCCCGTAACTGACATGTTGGAAATGGCACAGCTGATTCAAGGTTGTGAACAGTTCATTGGCAATCAAAGTATGCCACTGAGTTTGGCCATTGGACTAGGCAAAACATTCTGGTGTGAAGTTCGTGTGGACTATGAGCAAGCAACCAAAACACCACATGGATATGGTGATGTTTGGTTTCCAAGAGCCAACGGCAATTACTTTTAATTAGACTTTATATAGTCTGCCGTTGTGCGCCCAAGGTACAGCATCAATACCCAAGTGATCAACATAGCAGGTATTGATGCTTCTTACATATTGAGCTACCTGTGCTTCTACGGGATGATCCTGATGAGTGTTTACTGTAAAATGATTGGCTAGAAAATCTTTCCAGCAACGATATGTCATGGCAATAAGGAAAGTGTGGATGCCAGTATCATAGGGTCCATAGATATCTTTACCTGATTTAACATAGGCGTCATATCCTGGATTGGCATTGATATAGTCCAAGAAGTAAGAACTATTGAGTTCATATCTTAGAGTGGATTTGATAACGACATCATCATCCCCAAATCTAGTGGGATTAGATTTAAAAAAATTATCTATGGTAGTGAATTCGTTATTGCCCTTGTTAGTGGAATAGTCGTTTCTATCAACAAAATGTTCAGGAAAGTAGTCAACTTGTCGAACTGCTTCAATGATATAGGGCTTGAGTTTATAAAATTCCTGTATGGAATTTAATCCCCGAATATATTGTTGTTTTCTTTCTTCATAGTGATCCTCGAAATTAGCCGAGGTGGCGATCATGTGTATCATGTTACATTAACCTTTCAGACCAAGTTTTTGGTGTATATTGATTGACGATCTCTAGTGGATAGTTACTATAGTCAAAGGGTTTGACACCACGCTCTTTAATATAGGCAATAGTACTACGCAATCCGTCAATGAAACTTGTGCCAGTTTGATAGCCTAGAATAGTACGAGCTTTGGTGCTGTCACAAGTAGCATACTTGATTTCTTTTGGACGTTCTGGGAAATAAACTATTTCACCTGTATAGTCCAGCTCTTGGCAAATTGTTTCTGCTAATCTGCGTATGGTAATGAATTCTTCATCAGGACCAATGTTGAATGTATCATTTTTAATAGTGGGATCCAAGGCCAACTTTTCCAAACAGTAGACACAGTCATCAATAAAGCTGAAGCAACGCATTTGTCCACCATCACCATAGACAATTGGTGGTTTTCCCTGTAGCACACGATTGATCATGATGCTCATGACATTACGATATGGATCGTCATAGCACTGACGTGGTCCAACAATGTTGTGCGGAACAGCCACGATCCACTCCATGTCATTCATAGGAGCAATAGACTTCAGGACTTCTTCACCTGCTACCTTGGCAATGCCATAGGGATCTACTGGTTGTGGATGCTGTGATTCCTTGTAGGGATATTCTTGATTGCCGTAGCGTGCCATGCTAGAACAGTAGACAAATCGTTTTACCTTGTTTTGTATGGCAGCACTGATTGTACTCACACTGGCTTGGAATATATTTTTAGTGATGAAGTTTGGACTGAAAACACTGAGTCCTTCGTGTGCTGTGGCCGCTGTGTGATATACCACATCACTGCCTGCGATGGCTTGAGTCATTGCGTCTATATCACAACAGTCAATTTGATAAAATTTAGCACCTTTGGGTACATTATCTTCATATCCACCAATCAATGTGTCATTGCCTGCTACTTCATGCCCTAGGGCAATCATTCTATCTGCTAAGTGGCTTCCTAAGAAACCTGCTATACCTGTAATAAAAATTTTCATGTGTTCTCCGATGAAATATTTATAGTGGTCATCTGATGGTAAAAATATTTTTGTCTTTTTATATAAAATAATAATCATAGGTTGACAGCCGACATAAATAAACTTATAATAGAAACAAGTTAACAAACAATCTAGATCGAAGGTGTTGTAAAAATACAACAAAGAAATTTACAAAAAGTTGTTGACAAGGATGCTGAAAGGCATTACAATAAAGGCATACGTTGTAAAAAGCGTATAAATTTTTAAAAGAGAAAACTGAGAACAGAAATGAAAAGCGTAACGAATTTTAGACAACATTATTCCATAGCCAAACAGGCCGGCTTTATGCCTACCTATTGGTTAGCGATTAATAGTCTAAACTCAGATCGCACACCAGAGATTACAAGGGTCCAGGAGACCAAAGTGTAACGCAAATTACATAAAAAACTCCAAGGACCCTAGTTAGAAATAACTGGGGTTTTTTGTTTTTAGCGTAGTAAAAGTGTGTATAGGGAACGCGACCCTGCTGGCACTATAAACATCGGCTTAATGTGGGCGGCCTACCGGATGGTAAGTCTAGGGCGATAACCTAGATGCGTAAAATGGTAGCGTATTAAAGCATTCTCGGGCCGCGAGGCAAGTGGGTTCATCCATGAAGAGTGCTTTAATACACACATTCTATTTCACCTTCCGACGGTGTCAAAACGCATAGCGGAGAGTGTGTTACAAATTTTAGCAAGTTGATTGCCGTGCCATAAATATTTGTCGCGGTGATTAGCTTAATGTTAGAGCGCTGTTGTTACTTGACAGAGGTTGCGGGTTAAACTCCCGCATCACCCACCACTTGGTTATTTTATGAAAATTGGATTTTATGGGTCTAGCTTTTGCCATGTTGCGTCAAATAAACACAGCGAACGCTACTATTACCTTAGCTACATTGAAAAACTTCGCAATCACTATAATGCTGATATTTGCCATTTAGGCATCAGCGGCTGTGGTGTTTGGGATATTATGATTCATCAGTTTCAGGAATTACTGGCTGACCCACCAGATGTAGCTGTGTTTACTTGGCCCAATAACGGCACGGTGTTTCATAGAACACACAGATACATTCACCGAGGAGCAACTGCTCCTGGATCTAGGATACACAAAGAAGATCCGGTTATATGGCAAGCTGTGTGCGGGTATTTTGACAGTTTATTTGATTATGATAAAGATGTTTTAGAATTGAAATCAGCACTACTGTACTTTGATACTATGTTGCTGCCACAAATTCGAGATCGTGTAAAAATCATACATTTATGGGAATATGGCATTGCGGTCAATGTAGAGGAAACTCTTGCGTTAGATCTAAGCAATAGTAATTTTATTCGAGATATCAAATATCCCATAAAGTGGACTAACGGTGTAGAAATTGTTAGTCCACTGATGGCCGTTAGTGTAGCCGGGCAATGGCCCAGACGTGCCAATATGTTTAAGATACTGAGCAACGATCCAAGATGTAACCATTTGGATGGTGACATTAAAAATAATTTATTGTATCGTTGGATTTCAAATGCTATTGACAACTACGCAAATGATGTTACAATAGACAAAGTTGAAGAAACTATTGTGTTTTACGATAGTTTCAAAGGTTAATGGAGATGTAGGAAAATTGGTAACCCCAGTGGACTGTAAATCCGCCGCCCGAAAGGCACTACTGGTTCGACTCCAGTCGTCTCCACCAAATTGTTATTTTTTGAGTCTATGGATTAGTTTACTAGCGATGAAGCTGTCTTCTTCTGCTAGTCGTGCTAGTAGTCCTGTGAGGTAGCCTCGCTCATAAAGCATTTGCTCATGACTGTCCTTAAATGGGCGATTAGTGCGAATCTGTTTAAGCAAACGTTCTACTAGATCAGTGTAATCTTGTATACTCATAAAAGTATTTATTATGCACGGTTCGTCTATCGGTTTAGGACACTGGCCTTTCACGTCAGTAAGACGGGTTCGATTCCCGTACCGTGTACCAAGTTTAGGTCCCATAGTATAGCCTGGTAATTACAGCGGCTTGTCACGCCGTCAACAGGGGTTCGAATCCCCTTGGGACCGCCAATTTATCGCGGGAAGGGTCTGGTCACCAGCGAGGTCTCATAAGCCTTTGCCATCCTTGGTTCGAATCCAAGTCCCGCAACCAGTTAAAGGATGCTAACAGCAAATTTTTATACATTTGACTTTTAATCAAAACCGTAAAAATGCATCCTGTTTTATTATATAGCGTTGGACTTCTGGGTAGGTCCGTAGCCCTTCAAGCTACAGAGACGGGTTCGATTCCCGTACGCTATACCAATTTTGCCCCCGTCGTATAATGGAGTATATACTGGTCTACGAAACCGGGGATGGTGGTTCGATTCCATCCGGGGGCGCCAAAAGTTTATTCCCTAGTAGCACAGCGGTAGTTGCGCTTCACTGTTAATGAAGATGTCGTACGTTCGATCCGTACCTGGGGAGCCAATACAATTTGGGGGCAGTAGTGGGCTACGGGTATCCCTTGCAAGGATGCTGTCTAGAAGGATTCGATTTCCTCGGCCTCCACCAAATTTACCCGGATAGTTAAATGGTATAACGGTCGCTTGATAAGCGATTATCGAAAGTTCAATTCTTTCTCTGGGTACCATGTTTTAGGATACTAACAGCAAATCTTATATAACTTTTTTTGGTATAAAAGAAAATGTATCCTGTTTTATTTTGTTGGGGAATCGCCTAGCCCGGCCTAAGGCAACGGTCTTTGAAATCGTCATCATGGGTTCGAATCCCATTTCCCCTGCCAGTTTTTGCCGTAGTAGTTCTCTGGGAGAGCACTGGATTGTCTATCCAACTTAGGCGGGTTCGATTCCCGTCTGCGGCGCCAAGTTTTATCTCCCTGATGTAATGGCAGCATAGCGGTCTCCAAAACCGTTCGTCGGAGTTCGAGTCTCTGGGGGGATGCCAATAGTTTATTCGGAGTGTAGGAAAGTCTGGTTTAATCCGCCTGCTTTGGGAGCAGGAGACCGAAGGTTCGAATCCTTCCATTCCGACCAAGTTTAGGATAGCAACAGCAAACATTAAAAATCTTTTCTTGAAAAAAAGCCAAAAAATGCTATCCTGTTTTATTTGCTCTATTAGTATAATGGAAATACTCCGGTTTTGTAGTCCGGCAATCGTGGTTCGATTCCTCGATGGAGCACCAAGTTTTGTAAGTGTCAGCAAGAGAATGTCACGCTATCTAGGTAAGTTCGAACTACCGAAATAGTAGAAGGGGACGGGTTCAACTCCCGAGGGATCGGAAGATCCTTGCAGATTGGTTGCTAACTGGACTAGTATCCCAAGTGACGGATCTTGACCCTGCCGGCTTTATTACAAGGGAAAATGGTTGCGATATGAGTGACGCAACGACTTACAAATTCAACAGACCCCGCTTGCTAGTGTGCGTCATCACTAGCACAATTTTTAACAAGGAGAATGACATGAAACGTGGTAAACGTTAGTGTCAGCCTTGACCCCGTATTGGTCCTGGTTGGCACATTAAATCAATTTTAATACGACCAACCACTCGTAGCGTTAATGGTAGCGCACTTGACTCTTAATCAATGAGGTGTCGGTTCGAATCCGACTGAGTGGACCAATATGGGATTGTGGTGAAATGGTAATCACAGCGGACTTTTAATCCGTCAATTCCCGGTTCGAGTCCGGGCAGTCCTACCATATAAAAACACATTCTAAAAAATAAAGATTTAGGATCATCAAGGGATACTTTCAGCACATCCCCGAGTGTGTTTTTATATGGTAAAAACAGGAGTAATTACCCTGTCCATATTGGGGAGTCATGACCTCAAGAATCCGTGTTCTTATAAGTGGTAATAAAGGCCCGTTATGGGGCTTAATGTAGGTTTCGATGCCCTACACACAATGGATTCCATATAAAAACACATTCGTTGATCGGTGAGCCCCTGGCAGATCCGCAAATGTCAAAGAGTTGTCACTCTCAGTTTCGGTCTTGGCCATACAGTGCCAGGTATCGGGTAAGACGGTTAAATTCCGCAGTGTGTTTCTATATGGTGATGTAGCATAGCGGCTAATGTACCTCCTTCATACGGAGATTATCGTCGGTTCGAGTCCGACCATCACTACCAAAAACGGGTCCTTAGCTCAGTTGGATAGAGTCCCAGTCTTCGAAACTGGTTGTCGGCGGTTCGAATCCGTCAGGACTCACCAAATTAAATTATGGTGTCACTAGTGTAGAGGTTCGCACCCTAGTCTGTGAAACTGGTAGTACGGGATCGTTCCCCGTGTGACACCCCAACATTCCCCCAGTAGCTCAAGGAGAGCAGGTCGGCTTATAACCGATTAATCTAGATAAGGTCCAGGATGTGGTTCGATTCCACACTGGGGGACCAAGTAGTACTATAGTTCCTTAGTTTAATGGCAGAACAATGCCGTGACATGGCGTAAATGAAAGTTCGATTCTTTCAGGAACTACCAAATTTTTTTAATGCCCTAGTAGCCCAATTGGTATGAGGCGTCTCTCTCAAAAGGAGAATCGTGTCAGTTCGAATCTGACCTAGGGTACCATATTTGACTTACACTGAAAACCAGTGTATAATAAGGTTAACTGGCGTTCGTTCAATGGATAGGACAAGATTCTTCTAAAGTCTTTATAGAGGTTCGATTCCTCTACGCCGGACCAATATTTTATTTGCCGCTTTAGCTGATGTGGTCATAGCACCGGTTTGAAGCACCGAGGAACCAGGTTCGATCCCTGGGGGCGGCACCAAGTTTGAGGATACGCCCAGCAAAGTCATTTATGACACGTTGGTTCGATTCCAACATTTGGCTTCATGCCAGATTCGCTCAGCGGTTGAGCAAAGGCCTAAACAGCCTTCGTAAAAAACGTATCCTGTTTTTTCCAAATTGTATTGACACAAGTCTGTGTTTCACATACAATATATACATAGCAAGGAAACTTGTTAGACAGTTTTAGGATCGGTTCAGCAATCTTAATCTACTTAAGAACTGTTAGACACTGTGGTAGTCCGTTGGAGCGAAGCACGTAAAACTGCCTAGCGTTGAAGGCGGCTATTGAAGCAAGACTAACAAGCTCAGAGTGATGGCCTGAGTAAAATAAAAGCAGTCGACAACGATCCTGTTTGAATTTATATAGGTTAAGTTCAGCAACATTTTTTCACTCATAATGAAATCAACCGCCGCAAGGCATTAACCTGAAAGGAGCCAATCATGGCAACATTTGTAGAAGCAGTAGCAAATCAAGAAGCCCGTACTGCCAATGGTATGAAGGCCCGCAAGTCCTCAGCTAATGCTGTAGTAGACTTGTTTTACAATATCGGTGCTAGTCGTGGCAAGGACATTGTTCCTGCCTTTACAGCCGCTTTGGTGGCTGATCGCGAACTAGCACTTCGTATCGCACTATGGGCACGTGATGCTCGTGGTGGAGCAGGTGAACGTGAATTGTTCCGTTCAATCCTGAAGTATCTGGAAACTAACGACAAGATGGCAGTAATGTCACTGTTGAAGAAGATTCCAGAATTGGGTCGCTGGGACGACATCTTTGTCTTTACTGACCCAGATGTTAAGAAGGCCGCTTACACAATGCTAGGTGACGCTCTTCGTGAGAAGAACGGCTTGGCTGCTAAGTGGACTCCACGTAAGGGTGAAGTGGCACGTGAAATCCGTGAATTCTTTGGTATGAGCCCAAAGTTCTACCGTAAGAGTCTAGTAGCACTTACCAAGGTCGTTGAAACACAAATGTGTGCCAAGGACTGGGATAACATCAACTTTAGCCATGTGCCAAGTGTAGCGGCTAGCCGTTACAAGAAGGCATTTAACCGTAACACTACAAAGTTCGCCGAGTATGTTGCGAGTTTGGTTAAGGGTGACCCAACCGTAAAGGTAAATGCTTCGGCAATTTTCCCTTACGATGTCTTGAAGAATGTTGCCTATGGTAACTTCAACAAGACAGAAACTGATTTGATCGTTGCTCAATGGGAGGCTTTGCCTAACTATGTGGGCGACGCAAACATCCTACCACTGGTTGACGTTAGCGGTTCTATGTCCAGCCCAGCAGGCAAGAACACTAAGGTCACTTGTATGGATGTAGCAGTTTCACTAGGTTTGTACTTGGCTGAAAAGAACACTGGCAAGTTCAAGGACACGTTCCTAACTTTCAGTGACCGTCCAGAACTCTTGACCCTAAAGGGTAACGTAGTTCAAAAGATGGCCCAAATGGTTAAGTCCGATTGGGGCATGAGTACTAACCTACACGCGGCTTTCAGCAAGATCCTTGATGTTGCTGTGAAGGGCAATGTTCCACAAAGTGAAATGCCAGAAATGGTTTTGATCTTGAGTGACATGCAGTTCAACCAATGCGTAAAGCATGACTCTTCAGCAATGGAGATGATTGAACGCAAGTACGAAGCCGCAGGCTACGCTGTACCACAAGTTGTTTTCTGGAACCTAAACAGTTCAGATAACGTGCCTGTTAAGTCAGACAAGAGTGGTGCCGCACTAGTGTCAGGTTTTAGCCCAGCTATTGCCAAGGCACTATTGGCCGCAGACATGAGTGAATTCACACCAGAAGGCATCATGTTGAAGACTGTGATGAGCGATCGTTACAGCTTCTAAAAGTTTCGTGGGTGTACTTCAAAACACCCACACCTAATTTCAAACCCTGACCTTGCGCAGGGTTTCTCCTTTATATGGAAGGTAATGCAGCGGGGATGGTCCTGCGACTGGCCTTGAAAACCAGGTTCTCTTAACAGGGATGGAGTTCGACTCTTCTGCCTTCCGCCAATATTATTGAGGTCGATTCTACCATCCCTCCTCCAAATATTAAATTAAGTCTTTGAAGATATCCAAGGCTTGATTCATGGTGATTCGACGGCTGGTGTCTTTATGAATGATATCGGCGCAGATGCTATGACGTTTTTGATCTTGATTTTGTACAGTGTGTGGTATGCCAACCTGTACTAGATGTGGGCCTGAGATTGCCTGTGAGTGGATGCATTCCACATCGTCTGGACCATAGACAATATGTTGTACTTTGTGTCGGTCTAACTGATCAATATGATTCCGGAACTTGTACCATTTCATTTCACTGCCCTCCCCACCGTAGATCCAATTGATACGCACATAGTCATTTTCCACAAACTGATCCACATGTGGTTGATCTACATGAATTGGATGTGCTTCATAAGGGCCACAGTAAAATATATCAACGAGACTCACCATGATGTTTCGTTGATCCATAAAAGATTTTAATTTGGGATTGACAAATACCAAAGGTATGTATTCCAAGTTTGAGTAGTGTTTGTTTAAATTTCTAGGTCTATTGATATCATACACATCAAACCCTTCGAACAGTGGGTCAATGTCAATATTGATTGATCTACAAAAAGTATTCATGCTGATATTTATTGGCACCATTGACATCTCATCGCGGTAAGTATATAATTACTTACGCGGCTGTGAGTGGAATATAGCAGACCTCCCGCCTAACCCATAGTTAGGAAAGGGGACGGGGCAAGGACGTAGTCATTTGCCTTTGTAGGGGCAGGACCTACCAGCCGTACCAATTTTAAATATAGTTCTGAAATATATCCCTTGCTTCACGCATTGTGATTCGACTGTTGTCTTTTTTCTTTGTGGGCACTATGCCAAGACAAAAGCGAGATTCAGGACCAGTGGTGACATTGTGTGGTATACCCACTTGTACTAGGTGTGTGCTGGCAAGTTGTTCGCTGTGTAAAAGATCAACTTGATCAGGTCTATATATACAGGTCAGGGAAACATCAATCCAATTGGTGGCGGGCTTTAGGCCATACCAGTTCATGGCACTGCCCAAACCGCCATAGATCCAATTTATACGCACATAGTCCTTATCTTGATAAATGGGGCTTTGTGGTCTGTCAACGTGTATGTAACTGTTGTGATTTTTATTATTAAAAAATAGATCTGATCGTAGCAACACATCCATGCTGTCAAAAAATTCTACCAGTGAAGGATTTAGAAATTTTGTATCAATTGTTGTAACGCCTGTTACACTTGATATACTGAAGTCAGTGAGCTTTACACCATCCCGTAGTGGTTGAATGTCAATGTTGATTGGCAAAGTATACATGCTCATATTTATGAATAGCAGTTGACAAAGAACAATAAGTAACATATAATAGAAACAAGGAGAGTGGGCAGGATGGTAATGCAGCAGATTGCTAATCTGTCGTCGGCTTATACCCGGCGAGTGGGTTCGATTCCCACACTCTCCGCCATATACAATAAAGGTAAATCAATGTTAAAACCCAATAGCACTTTCAAACTAAGTAAATCATCTAAACGTATGTTATGTAATATCGTGGACAAAGATAAACGTGATAGTTGGAAACACGCTATGATACAAGCCGAATTGGCCGCAGCCATTGTGCCTAAGAGTACAAAACAAGAACGTAGGCCACAATTACTCACAGGTTATGTGGCTGTTGATGGTAGTACAACTACTCCGGCGCAAGAGTAAATTGCTCCTATAGTTAAATGGCAGAACACATCCTTGGTAAGGATGCGATACAAGTTCGATTCTTGTTAGGAGCACCAGTTGACAAGGCCATTTAACTGTTGTATAATCAACGCACTAAGCAATTAGTAAAAACGTTCTTTAAAAAGTAAGGTTAGTATTTGCGACTGTGGCGTAATTGGTAGCCGCAAGGGACTTAAAATCCCTCGACTTTGTCGTACCGGTTCGAGTCCGGTCAGTCGCACCATTAGTTGATAGTATTTGGCGGGTATCGTGTAAGGACGCTTACACTAGGCGGGCTGGTAGGGCCATCTTCCAGTCCTGAGACAACCGTGGCAATGGCTTAGGAGGGCCGCAACCCACTCCAAAATTTGCTTAGTCTGTAAGATTTGAGTACTATCAATTAATGGTGAATTTATGATAGATAAGAATGAAATTATAGTTTTAGATGATGTCATATCAAAGTCTCAACAAGATGGCATAGAAGCCTTATTGTTGGGGCATCGTACTCCTTGGGTCTATATGCATGACATTGCCTTATCCAAGGAAGAACTAAAAAAGTTGGGTATTGTACAACGTACCCCAGGAATGGCCAGTTACTTCAATGATGAGTTGATCAAATATCATAATAAATTTTTATTTGATGAAATGAAAGTTGTAGCGCAGGCCGCGGCAAAAGCAATTAATTTTCCTTTGAAAAAAATATTGGCCAGTAGAAGTTTTTTACATTTTCCTGTTAGGGAAGAACTACACAAAAAATATGACAATGTTCATGTTGATCACGAATTTGATCATCTAGTATGTTTGTATTATGTAAACAACACAGATGGTGACACAGTATTGTTTAAATCTTTTCATGGCGATAAGGTCAGTTTGTCTACTATTGAGGAACATCAAAGAGTCAGTCCTAAAAAAGGCAGATGTATATTGTTTAATGGCACACGATTCCACTCTAGTACACCGCCCACCAAGGACATACGCTGTATTGCTAACTATACTTTACTATGATAGGCAATGATATAATAATTATTGATGATGTAGTTTCAGAACAACATCAAGACGAAATTAAAAAACTATTGTTGTTGAGAAATACATCCGGTTGGCATTTCTTTTTAGACAAAGGTAATTTCATTACTCCAGGATTGGTCACCAGTGTATTTGAATCGTTGACTAATTTTCGAGATGAAAAATATTTTGACCAATTTAACCAGATATTGGTCAATGCTTGCGAGCAGGCCAATCTCAAAATTGATCAACTAATACAGATTCGACCTTTCATACAGTTGCCCATAGTTGAGAAATTTAGAACCGAATATAACAACATACATCGAGATCAAAACTTTCCACATGTTGTTTGTGTTTATTATGTTGATGACTCAGATGGTGATACCTTGATATTTGATGATAGCAAAACCAATGTTGTACAACGAATACAACCAAAGCGGGGTCGTGCTGTATTCTTTGATGGATTGAGATATCATGCTAGTAGTTGCCCACAAGAAAATTTAAGAATAATTTTAAATTATAATTTCACAATTTAGTTGTTGACACTGCGTAAATAATGTGTTACAATTAATTTTTAAACAATGCGGGGGTGATGTAATGGTAGCCATGCGGGTCTTAGAAGCCCGTGCCGAAAGGCGTGAGAGTTCGAGTCTCTCTTCCCGCACCATATAACATTAGGATCTTATGAACTTTCCATTTAGTACTGAAAAAGTAACACTGACTAATTCGCTTAATAACGATGTTTGTGTTGAGAAGATTGGCAATAGATTTAATCTAGTCTTGGTTGCTAGTCTACGTGCTCGAGAAATTGCTCATGGCAGTAGAAAGCTAGTAAATACTCCAAACGGAAATATTGTCAGTGCACTACAAGAAATTGAAGCTGGCTTGGTAGGTCCTGAATACTTAAGAAAAATTTAAAAAGGTATAACATGCAGGTTAGAGTTAAAGAAGATCAAAAAGAATTTGGCAAGTGCGGTTGCGGCCGTAGTCCAGTTGGACATTGTATTGGTTGGCATGGACTAACCGAAGATGAATTCCGTCAACGATTGGCTGAGTGGGATGCCAAGATGATGGATCCCAAGCAAAACGTAGTTGAGTGATCATGGACCGTCATATCATCATTGATGATGTAATGACTGTCGAAGATCAACAAAAGATCAAAGATACCTATCCATTTTTTGGATGGTACTATGACACAAATACATATCGTGGTGATAAGGAGCCAATTATTAATGATGATGTGTATGATGTTGGTCAATTGTCATTTGCTGTATTTGGTCATAAGATTAAAGAAAGCAACTTATTTCCAATACGTGCAGTTTACCCGATAATAAGGGCGATAGATTATCATTTGAGAGACGAAGAAGAATTTAAGTCATTGCTTATTAATAGGGTAAAATTCAATTTACTTTGGAGAGTAAAAGAAGCGGCGGGCAAATGGAATACTCCTCATGTTGATGTTGATAACCCTGAAGATTTTATTTCGGCAATATATTATGTGAAAGATGCTGACGGAGATACTTGTTTGTTCTATCCAGATGAAACAGTTAGAGTAAAGCCCAAACAGGGAAGGGTACTAGTATTTCCAGCATATATAAAACATGCGTCTAGTAATCCTATTGATAGTTATGATAGAGTTGTGATTAATATGGTTTTAAAATTTGATAGATAATCTGTTGCCCTTATAGTTAAATGGTATAACGACGGTTTTGTAATCCGTAATTTGCAGTTCGATTCTGTGTAGGGGCACCAAGAAAACCCGGGCACCTCCGCCCGTTATACAAGAGGGGTGGGGCAGTCACCATAAAGAGCGCCAGGTTTGTAGTGCTATGACCATCCGATCCCTTATGGGGAACCCGGGAACGCATTAGGTGAGGTTTAACACCTTTCCAAAAGAATAAATGTTATGGACGGGGTAACCACCCAGTCTAGGGCCTATGTGGTGTAGGTAGCTAGGCAATAATTTTAGTTTGGACGATAGATTGGTGTTTTAATAGGCAACTAGTAGAACAAGTTTTCTTTGTCGGCCGACCTGGTATTCCAACAATCAATGTATTACATATACAGCAATAGGATATTTTAGTATATTTTTTAGGCTTATTTTTCATAGTTTCGGATCGTTTAATGTTTGATTCTTGACTATGTGGTCCTAATATTTTTCCTTTATTCCAAATATCAACTTTTGATATTTTTCTAGCATTACTAATTTTCTTTTTAGATTCTTCTGTGTGTTTTTCAAATAAGAAATCTTTCCCACCATTTGATTTATTAAGCCATAAGGGATTTTGTTTAGCATTAACTTTCTTTAATACTCGTCTTTCCCAATTTACAGCATCGTGTCTATTTTCAAAAATTTTTCGAACTTCAAATTGAAACGATTCAATTCCATGTTGTTTGATAAGATTAATTATTATTTTTGATGATGTAAAATACGTTATCCAGAGTTGTTCTGGATTTGATACTTTATGTTTGTTGTTAGCATAACTTGATCCGTAATAAACTTGACCAGTAGGTAAAAATTTAATAAGGTAAGTATACGGCTGATAAATATTCACGCTGATTGCTCCTTGTAAGCATTAGAGTAGTTGGGGGAATTCGAGCTCCGCGAACTACACTAATATTTATACATTTAAGTTGACAATAACAAAATAATCAGTTATAATAAACATATAGATACTTTAATCAAATACATTTAACCTGAACATAGTTCAGGTAGTAAGGACAGGGCACCAGGTTTCGATCCAAAAGCCATGAGTGTATTTGATTAAAGTGCGGGGTTCGTATAGTGGTAATACCTTAGCCTTCCAAGCTAAAGCGAGGAGTTCGATTCTCCTACCCCGCTCCATAGGATAATATGTATAGTTTTGAAATATCTAAATTCACAGTATTCCCAGCATTTAGTTCACCAGTGTCTACTACATTCTTGACAGGTGATTTTACTGCTGTTAAAACACAGATTAAAAATAGTGAATTTTATATTAATCAAGCATCAGGAACAAATTTTAATGGAACGATTCCTGCTTATTCAACAACAAATAGAAAATTATTAAAGCAGTTTCCTGATTTAGAAAAATTAATATTAGATAATTTTGACGACTATGTTCAAAGCGTATTGCGAATTTCCAATAAGAAATTTATAATAACTACTTCATGGGGTACCAAGGTAAAGCGTGGCGGGGAATCTCAATTCCATTCTCACAAGAACAGTTTTTACAGTGGCGTTCTTTATTTTGATGAAATCATAGATGGTGGTATATTAGAATTTGGAAATCATAATCTAAGTTTATCTAGTTTTTTATTGGGCGGAACAGAAGAATATAATTTATTGAACACTGAAGGATTCACATTATCACCAAGGAAGAACATGCTGGTATTTTTTCCTAGTTATTTGTTTCACAGAATTACTCGGCATAATTCAAACTTGACTAGGTATTCTTTGGCATTTAACCTACACCCCACAGGTGAATATGGTCTTGGAGATTCTTTCATCAATAATGACGCAAGTTAAATAATGAATACATGCCTGGTTGCGTAGAGAGGTTATACGTCTCCTTTACACGGAGAGCGATGTAGGTTCGAGTCCTACACCAGGTACCAACTTATAAGGAAACAAAAATGAGAGCAAGTCATGTTTTAACTGACACATTAGAAGAAGCACAATTGATTAGGAAAAAAATCAATCAAGGCATTGACATTTCAATGTTGGCATACACACATAGTATATGCCCAGATAGCAAAAATAATTTAGGGGATCTAGGTGAATTGACATCAGATCAAATGGATCCAATATTAGAGGCCGCTATCAACAGCATTGGTATTGGTTCATATACTGGGCCAATTCAAACAGCGGCAGGATATCACGTGGTCAAACGTACAGGTTAACAACAAGGAAAATAAATGAGAGCAAGTCATATTTTGGTAGATACATTAGAGTTAGCACAAGAACTTAGAAGCCAAGTTAATGCCAACAGTAACAATTTTGAAGAAATCGCAAAAAAATTCAGCAAATGTCCTAGTGGACGCAATGGCGGTGATCTAGGCGAATTTGGTCCAGGGCAAATGGTCAAACCCTTTGAAGATGCTGTAAACAGTATTAGTATTGGTTCATACACTGGCCCAGTACAAACACAGTTTGGCTTTCACATCGTTAAGAGAACTGGTTAATTGCTAGGTACAGGTGGCAGAGAGGCCAATAATGTGAGCGTGGCGGAATGGTTACGCACCGGATTGCAAATCCGCACCATGCAGGTTCAAGTCCTGTCGCTCACTCCATTTTACGAACTAACGCTAAATATATATAAAGCGAGGGTTCAAATGTTTTGTGAAAATTGCGGTAAAGAACATACTGGTACATACGGTTCGGGCAGATTCTGTAGCCTTAAATGTTCCCGCGGGTTTTCTACAAAAAATAAAAGAGCAGAGATTAATGAAAAAGTTTCTAAAACTCTTTTTGGTAGAAGATTAACTTCTGAGCATATAAGGAATATAGAACAAGGAAACAATTTTAATCGAAAAGATAAAATTGAAAAAAATTGTTTAGAATGCAACGCTATTATAGTGTGTAGGATAAGTGATTGTAGAAAATTTTGCACAACAAAATGCTGGACAAACTACACAGAAAAAAATAAAGAACCGTTTTTATTGTATAGACAACGATCTAACTTTGATTTCAAATTTGAGGACTACCCGGATAAATTTGATTTAGGATTAGTAGAAGAACACGGTTGGTATAGTCCAAGTAATAAAGGTAACAACCTTAACGGAGTATCTAGAGATCATATGGTCAGTGTCAGGACAGGTTTTGAATTAGGAATAGATCCTGATATTATTAAACACCCTGCTAATTGTAAATTAATGTTACATAAAGATAATCAAAGTAAGAGAGCAAAAAGTTCAATTTCTATCGAAGAACTTTTAGAAAGAATAAGGAGCTGGTAGGTTCGAATCCGACCCTGTACTCCATGGTAAATATCTAAATGAAAAAACTAGCAATCATTGGCCGAGGTACAGCAGGATGTTATGCCATAGCATATTTTTTAAAAAGTACCAATTGGAATATTGATTGGTATTTTGATCCCAATGTGGCTCCACAGAGTGTGGGTGAAGGCTCCACCGTGGAATTCCCCACTAATTTAGATCAATTCTTGGGATTCAAATTACCACAACTAGACAGTGTAGACGGCACATTCAAAGCAGGTATTAAAAAACAGGGTTGGGGATCAGGCAAAGAGTATTATCACCTATTTCCATCCGGTACTGTGGCCTATCATTTCAATGCGGTCAAACTACAGGAATGGATCATAAATTATGCCGGCAGTCAAAGCCGGGTAAAAATTATCAACAATAACATAAAAGCCTATAATGATATTGATTCTGATTTTGTTCTAGACTGTTCAGGTAGACCCAGCGAAAATGAACTACAACACTTTCATCTTCCCCAAACTATTCCGGTTAATGCTGTTCATGTTACTCAATGTTATTGGGATATTCCAAGATTTCAATATTCACTGAACATTGCCAAAAAACACGGGTGGGTTTTTGGTATTCCCCTACAAAACAGATGTAGTATTGGTTATTTGTATAACCATAAAATCAATACCATAGACGAAGTCAAGGAAGATGTTCAATCAATTTTTGATCAGTATGGTTTGACACCCAGCGAAACTACCAATAGTTTCACATTTAATAATTACTACCGTAAACAAAACTTTTATGGTCGAGTGGCATTTAATGGTAATGCCAGTTTCTTTTTAGAACCCCTAGAAGCCACATCAATTGCCTGTATGAATGTGGTAAATGTCATGGCACATCGTCACTGGACTGGGCGGAGCGAAAATTCCAACAAAGTATACTATGATTATATCAACCGACTGGAAGACATGATCATGCTACACTACTACAAGAATGATATGTATGATAGTGATTTTTGGAAGTTTGCCACAGAACGCGGCCAGGCACGTATCAAAGAAACCATACGCAAACAAAACATATTTAGATCTGTGATCAAATACGCAATAGATGACAGCGATATAAATCCCTTACTTGAAGGATATGGGTACGGAACGTGGGGTCAAATATCCTATACAGCAAACATCAAAGGCATGGGACTGGCTCAGGATCTATCACCATTAATACAATAATAATTAAATATTGCCATGAGTAAAATAAAATTAGCAGTTATTGGACGCGGTACTGCCGGAGCTTATGGTGTCAGTCATTTTTTAAAAAGCACCAAATGGGAAATCGATTGGTACTTTGATGCCAAGCAACCGCCACAGGCAGTGGGAGAAGGATCTACTTTGGAATTTCCCATACAGTTATTCCATAACATGGGATTTACCTATAGCGATCTAGAAAAGATAGATGGCACTCCTAAACTTGGAATTCAAAAATCAGGTTGGGGCAGGGACGGTGCTGAATTCATGCATTGGTTTAGCGCAGGGTTCAATGCCTATCATTTCAATGCCAATAAGCTACAAGACTACATTTTAGATTATGTACAAGCATCTCCTAGAGTAAAAATTATCGATCAGAGAGTTACCAGCTATGATGATATAGATGCCACTTATATCTTGGATTGTTCAGGAAAACCCGGAGAGGATGACCGAGATCAATTTGTCATGTCAGATTACATTCCTGTTAATTCAGTACACGTCACACAATGTTATTGGGATGTCGCAGAATTTCATTATTCACTAAATCTTGCTAGAAAACATGGCTGGGTATTTGGCATTCCATTACGCAATAGATGTAGTATTGGGTACCTATATAACAATAATATATCTACACTAGATGAAATCAAGGAAGATGTTCAAGAAGTATTTGGCCGTTACAGGTTAACACCCAGTGACCATACCAATACTTTTAATTTTAGAAACTACTATAGAAAACAAAACTTTTATCCTAGACTGTGTTATAATGGCAATGCTAGTTATTTCCTAGAACCAATTGAAGCTACTTCAATTTATTTCATGGATATCATACAGTGGGCCGCCGAAGCTGTTTGGAAAGAAGGCAAACACTACAGTCTAGCCAATATAAAATATGAAAGACTGATTAAAGAAATGGAAACTATGATCATGTTCCACTACTTTAAGAATCAAGTCTACGAAACAGAATTTTGGCGGTTTGCCACAGAACGTGGAGTCAGAGGTATTAAAAAATCTCTAGCAGAAGATCCCATGTTCAGAGGAGTAGTGACAAGGATCGTTAATCCCAAATGGGAACATCCTGATATTTCAACAAAAATTCCTCCAGGATATGCTACATGGGCTGAACCATCATTCCATTTACATATGGAACAACTAGATGTTAGACAAGAATTAATTCAGCTATTAGAAGATACTAAAGATAACAATGCGGGTATGATGTAATGGTAACCTACAACTTTGCCAAAGTTGATTTGCGAGTTCGATTCTCGCTACCCGCTCCATATTATGACTTATAAAATTAAGCCGACTACAGATAATTTTAAGACTCATATGTTGTTTCCCACAGTGGTGGCAACTGTGGATAACACATCGATCCCAAGACAGGATCATGAGTTAGTATTAAATTCAGAGTATGTGGTTCAAAGTAAGTACGGCGCATTTCCTACTACCAAGAACAAACGCATATTAGACACCGTGCCATCTATAAAAGCATGGATACAACTTCAGTTGGACAAATATGCTAGAGATATCATGGGTTCGGAAAAATTACAGTTCACACAAAGTTGGGCAATTAAACACGAAAATATACCGCAAAGCATTTTCACACATTCGCATGCCAATTCAATTATCAGCGGCAGTTATTATATTGATGCTCCCACAGGCAGTGAAGCATTGACCTTTATCAAACCATCTTATGTTGGTGGCGGTCCAGTCGTTGAGTACGAAAAAGATTTCCAAAATAAACCTTGGCTATATGACGAAATTAAATTTGGTGCTAACACTGGCCGTCTTATTTTATTCCCCAGTAATCTACAACATGCCGTGATGGGGTATCAAACCATGCGTCAACGTAGATGTGTATTGGCATTTAACACTTGGTTTGCTGGACCGATTGGCACCGAAGAAGGATTGACAAGGTTAGAACTATGAAAAAGCGTATAGCAGTAATTGGCGTAGGCACTGCAGGTATTATTTCCCTGTGTGAATTGTTGCCCTATATGACAGACAATTGGGACGTATACAGCATATTTGATTCTAATAAGCCTATATTAGGAATTGGAGAAAGTACCAATCCTAATTTTATTATGACTCTACAGGATGCCACAAGGTTTCAATTCGCTGACTTAGATTTATTGGATGGTACACTAAAATTTGGAACTCGTTACAAGAGATGGCGAGAACACGATTTTGTAAATCCCTTATTTGGCGCAGGCTATGCTGTACATTTTAACAATTTTGAACTTAAAGAATTTGCTTTTGAAAGGTTCCATAAATTTTGGCCAAACAAGTTTAAAGAAATGCATGGCACAGTGTCTGAAATTATTCCTGGAAAAAAATCAGCACAGATTGTGATTGATGGTAGGACTGAAGAATTTGACTATGTCATTGACTGTATGGGCTTTCCCAATGACTATAAAGACTACAACATGTCCAATTGTAGCCCAGTTAACCACTGTATTGTATATTCTTTGCCCACTGGCAATTATGATCAGTATACTGACCATGTGGCCATGAACGCAGGTTGGATGTTTGGAATTCCCCTTCAGTCTAGACATACCTACGGATATTTGTTTAATGATGTTAAATCCAAACGAGAAGATGTTATAGAAGAAATGGGTGAGTATTTAAATACCAAATTAGATCCAGCTCAAATTAAAGAATATCAATTCCAATCTTATTATGCCAAAAAAGCCTATGAGGGTCGAGTATTAAAAAATGGCACCAAGGCGTTCTTTCTAGAACCACTGAGTGCTAGTTCGATATTTTTTTACATACAGAATGTTAAAACTTTTACTGACCATTTGGCCGCCCCTGATAAGTTTGATGAAAACTACGTCAACGAAATGTTTGAAATATATTCAGAAAATTTAGAAGATTTACTCAGCTTCTTTTATCATGGTGGATCCATATTGGACACAGAATTTTGGCGACATGCTAAGACATTGGGTCAGAACAGATTAAAGAAAAGTAGAATGTTAAGTCACGTGTCCAATGAACTAAAGAAGAATGGTGCCATAGGACTATTAAACGAAGGCCCAAAGTGGTTCTTCAATCCCATGTCGCTTCGATTAGTTGATGAAAATATGGGCTACAACTACTTTAAAGTTCCAAAATAATTAAACCTGACTGTTGTTTTTATGATACGGCCCTGCTCTCTACAACATAGTTGTACGGCGGGGCTTTCTTTTGATTGACAAATCAACTAGAATGTCATATAATATACATAACTAAGCAACTTTAGGCACACCGTAAGTTAAATATTGTACTTGACAAAGGCACAATTCTTAGTTATAATACACACATACTAACACTTTTAAGGATTTTTAAAATGGCAAAGGCAATGAAAAATACTAACATACTTGAATTTGATAATGAGGCAATTAAGGCTCGTGAACGTGAAGTAGCTCAAGAAACAGATGAGCAGATCATGGAACGTCTACGTGAACGTTTCCAGATTTTGGATGACATGACCAAGGCAGTCAAGCAGGGCAATGTCCGTGCTATGATTGTTAGCGGGCCTCCGGGTGTTGGTAAGAGTTACGGTGTCGAAACTGTGCTACAAAAGGCAGACTTGTTTAATACCTTGGCAGAGAAGAAGCCAAAGTTTGAAGTTGTTAAAGGTGCTATGAGTGCGATTGGCTTGTATGCCAAATTGTATGAATTCAGTGATGCGGGTAATGTTGTTGTGTTTGATGACTGCGATAGCATTTTGATGGAAGACCTTAGCCTTAATATTTTGAAAGGCGCACTGGATTCCAGCTCACGCCGCTTTATTAGCTGGAACACAGACAGCCGCATTTTGCGTAGCGAAGGCATTCCAGATCGTTTCGAGTTCAAGGGTGCGGCAATTTTTATTACCAACATTAAGTTTGAACACGTTCGCAGTAAAAAGTTACGTGACCACTTGGATGCTTTGGAATCACGTTGCCACTACATTGACCTTCAAATGGATACTACCCGTGAGAAGATCCTGCGTATTAAACAAATCATTACTGATGGTATGTTGGACCGTTATGATTTTGACAACATTGAAATTGTTAAAGATGAGCTTGTGGGATTTATTGAAGAAAACAAAGACAAATTGCGTGAGTTGAGTTTGCGTATGGTTCTTAAATTGGCAGACTTGCGTAAGAGTTTCCCCGCAAATTGGCAGTCAATGGCAAGAACGACATGTATGCGCCGTATCTAAAATGTGGGATTTACTAACCGGTCCCTCAATGATGAGATTGGTGGTTTACTCCACCATCTCATACATGTTAAGTACTTTAGGCATCATGTGGGATGATTCTAGATTTTGGTGCTTTATTGTTTTAATTTTTATATTAGAACACCTTGCCCATTCTCAAGGAAAACAGGATGCTACAACATTCATATTAAGTATGCATCGTGGTAAACTTCTTAAGTTAAAAGACTTCTTTGATCGTGTGGAAAAAGGGATCAGTAATGATCCTGAAGAACTTGTTCAAATTTTAAAAGAAAAGGATGGTAAAGATGAGTGATTTGCTTAAACCCAATTATGAGGGCTGTACCTATATTGGACCAGATCAAGATCCACAAATACATTGGCCAGTCAAATATTGCGGATGTAAAACAGTCTATGGCAAAGCCTACTGTCAAGAACATTTAGATAAAATGTATCAAAAAGGTACTGCCTTACGCAAACGCAAAAAAGATATTCGTCGAGCCGAAGCATTTTGGGATTTGGAAAGTGAATTCAATGCCGCAGTAGAAGAACTTATTAGTGAAGGCGAGCTGGTATTATAATGGATTGGCAGTTGGTCATTGTAATGATCATTGTTGGCCTAGCATCTTATTTTACTGTCAAAACACTTTGCTTTGGTAATAAAGGCAGTAAGTGCCAAGATTGTGCTGTACAATGTAGACCCGATTGTAAAACAAATTCTAAAACAATTATTTGGTTAAAGAAAGAGTAAAATGCCAAAGTGTTATCAATTAGTTGGTGTACCAGGATCTGGCAAAAGTACCTGGGTTTCAAATCAAGACTGGGCACCAGACTGTGCGTATATCAACACTGATACCTGGGTAGAACTGTACGCAAAAGAACAAGGTAAGACTTATTCAGAAGTGTTTGAAGAGTACATGCCCAAAGCCGTTAACATCATGACCGAACATGTTAAACTGGCCAGAGATGCCGGACAAGATATTATCTGGGATCAAACTAGCACAACTCTTGCTAGTCGAGCTCGTAAGTTTAATATGTTACCTGACTATGAACATATTGCTGTGGTGTTTGCCACTCCCGAACATAAAGAATTGATCCGTCGATTGTGGAGTCGCCCTGGAAAAGAAATTCCAGAACATGTTATTGCCAGTATGATAGCAGGCTGGGAAGAGCCCACGCTAGAGGAAGGTTTCAAAGAAATCTGGAGAGCAGTATGAACAACGAACTAGGATGGATTGCTGTACTATTTTTAATATTGTTTGGACAGCCTTTCTTAGCATTGATTTTGGCATTTTTAATCATTAGTTGTTGACTATTCTTTATTATTCATGTATAATAACATTACTTCAACCAACAGAGGATATATGAAAAAGACACTTTTAGCAGTAATGCTTGGTATTGCTTTGTGTGGCGCAGTTGATGCCAAACCTGGCCAAGGGGGCGGAGGTGGTCGCAGTTTTAGTGCGCCCAGTGCTCCGAGCAAAGGTAGTTTTAGTTCGCCTGGTCCTGTACACCCTACTGCGGCACCTAGTCCGAGCCCAGGTAAAGGTAGCTTCAGTGCTCCACAACAAACTACTACTCGAACCACTACCACAGTGAATCGTACTTATTCAAGTCGATACGTTAGCAGTGGCGGATATTACGGCGGCTGGGGTATGGGATATCATTATAACAATGGCTTGTTGACAGGTCTTATTATTGGTAATATGATGCATCCTTACGGTACTGTAATGTACACTGGCCCAGGCATGTACTACAATAACGCAGTGCTATATCCAAATGGACAAGTGGTTAATCAAAATGGATATTTGGTTGGAACCTATGCTAGTGGGCAGTTTAACCCTGTACAAAATGGTCCCATGGTAGCACAACCTGCTCCTGCTGATGCCGGTGCTCAACCAGTACAACAACCACAACAACCACAAGTTGTCTATGTTGAGAAGCCTGGCCCAAGTGCTGGTGAAATATTTGCTTACATAATGGGCGGCCTTGCTATCTTTGCGTTGTTAATTATTTTATTGGGGATTATTTAAAATGTATATTATGCTCAGTATTATTTTTATTCTAGTATTTTTAATTCTAATTGTGGCTATTACTCGGAGGGACCGCGACGTGATTGTATATGATGATTTTGATGACGAAGTTGAAACAACTACGGTAACAACTACAGTTACCACAACTCCAGCTAACATTGCTACAGTTGGGACAATCTATGCTTATCAAAAGCCTAGTAGCCCTATTTGGTATGTTGTCGATCCAGTGGATAATCAAGAAACTGAAGTCAATGCCAATGATGACTACTACCGAGATGCTGGTGGTAAAGTTTGGTCATTGATGTAAAAGGCAGCGAGAACTCCATCAACCTCAGTATGAGCCGCTAGGGTAGGCGCCTAACCCCTAGGGCAAGTAACAGTACAATCCTAGATGGTGACACCCTGGAACAGACAGGGCGTAGTTTTTTATAGAGGATAATTTTATGCCATGGATTCAAAATGTATCGTTGAGCGATATTAAAAAAGGGTTTCACTTTGATCAAGGCCCCAATGCCATGTTGATTCAAATTGTTGATTGTGGCATGGAATTCCCTAAGCCAGCACGTGACTTTAGAGAAGTTCATCAATTTGAATTCCTCGATGTTGAAGAAAACGATACAGTCCTTGACGAAGCAATGCGGTGTAGCCATGAACAAGCCGCAGAGTTAGTTCAATTACTACAACATGCTCTTGAAAAAAGAATGAATGTTGTTGTTCATTGTATCGCAGGTGTTTGCCGTAGTGGCGCAGTTTGCGAAATTGGTGTTATGTTGGGCTTTGACGACACTGAAGTATTT